CCTCATGAGTACCAGTAGCATAATAAGCGTCATGTGTACCCGTGCTAAGATTAGCCGAGGCTAGCTCAATAGTATTATCACTAGAGTCAAAATATATGTTAGAAGTATTTGAATCATTTACTCCTTTATCAGCAGTATTGCTACCAAATAAGGGGCTCTGTGTAGAAGTATATACTGCATTAAGTGCTAAAATATCCGCTGTATTAGACTTTATGAAAGCTGTATTTTGTGATTCATTCCCTGAAGAATCTAGTGCCTTTATTAAGTACGATCCCGATAATAAGGGTGCTAAATAGTTATCCGTATTACCAGGCACAGTTTTAGTAACATCAGTAGACCCGGCCCAAGTTACTCCGCTAATTTTACTAGTATGTCGAATCCAATATGATCCTCCAATTATAACATCTAAATCTGATACAGGTGTCCAAGATAAATAAGCTTTATCCCCTTGAGCAACCATATTAAAATTAGTTACATCATTTGGAGCGTACAACTTACCGTATACCTCAGCCTCTATACTGGCATAGGGGGAATATATCATTAGAAAATTCTCCTTGTTTTAACTCGAAACTCTAGCGTACCTGCTGGAGCATCATCAATAATAATACTTTGAGCGGAAGTTTCCCCAATGGAAATCCAATTTGTAATAGCAGGCGCCTTTCTTCTCCATTCAACATAGTACGATGCAATATATGGATAAGTGGTTGCAGTGCCCGCAGTTTTTGGGGCATCCCACGAAAATTCTGCTCTATTTTTTACATTACCCATTGAATCAACATACAATTCCTCGTTAATAGTTAAATTAGATGGGGAAGGTATTGGATCACTAGGATTAGGCAAGCTACTGGTAGACTTAGAGGAGAAAGCTATATCCTCTTCTATCAAACCATACTTCGCTCCATGATACTTCAATCCTGAAATTTCAACTATATTAGGGCCAGACTCCCTAGTCATTAATACTCTAAAATCTTGGGCCTCTACCGACCCCATCTCCTCCAATATCCACATATAATTAGTAGTAGGAGTATTGGCGAATGCAGAGGTCACTGTAATTTCGGTTACTTTCTCTGTAGTACTAACACTGGTGACATCCTTGGTCTCTACCCACACATAAGGCTTCCACTCGTTATCTACGTGAGCATTTAAACATACAGATTGTGGACTAGTCCAAGTATTAGTAGGAGTCCAAATAGCATCTGTTATACATATACATGCACTATAGTTTTCAGAGCCTGTAGCAGTACCTCCGGAACAAGTTCCTGCTGATTGTAAACAAGTGTCTTCTGTACTATATGAAGCATCGCTACATGATAAAGCAGCAATAGATTGTTTAACTCCAGACTGTATACAAGCTTCTTCTGTATTAATCAGAGATAACTTATAAGTTTTAGCCGCAGTAACAGAAGTAGGAGCATCTAATTTAATAGTAGTAGTTGTACTACCTGCCGCAATTCTACCTCCATAACGAATACCAGATTTATGGGAGTCGGCTACCTTAATAATGTCTCCAGGCCTAACTACTGCACCTTCCATACCTGTTGAAAAGGTTATAGCTTCAGTTTCGTATCTTTCAGTATATAAAATCCACTTGCCTACTCTACGAGCCTGGCCTTGTGAAGTACATCCTACAGCAATTACATCTGTAGAAAAAATCTGGTTATTAGCATTAACTATGCCTGGAGCATCCTCTACATACTCAACATTTTGCCTATAAAAATCCTCGGGGTTATTCCAAGTAACATGGGCTACATTATGTCTCTGTTTCCTAGAAGTTCCTTCATAAGTAAATTTGCCATCAATAACATTAGCATCAGAAAAATTCATAACTGGATCTTTAGGTGCATCTTGTACAGAGCTAACTTGTCCTTGTTGCCAGTATATCATACCTCTAAAACAGGAGGCTATATCATTTAGTACTTTGAAAGCCTCTTCCCTTCCTTGTAAATACATATTACAAGCAAATCGTGCTTCAAAATTCTTCCATCCATTGCTAACTCCAATAAAATTTCCTGAGTTATCTACCGCGTCACAATACTTTCCAATCTCATATAAAGACCACTTATCCATCTGATTAGCAGACAGCCACTTACCTAATCCGTATCTGTCATCAGTACATAGGTCGTATAAAATCCAAGCAGGATTACAGGTCCATGCAATATCAAATGTACCATCCCACGATCCCGAATATAGAGTATCTCCAACCGAAGTGCCTAACCAATTACCCCCTGCATCTTCACACCTATCCTGGCGTCTATAACCAGCTAATGTACAATGGCCTGGGTCGTAAGGAGTATAGTTACTAGGAACTTTTATTTTTACTCCTTTTATCTCGTACGCTCGACTAGGGATAGAAGTAAATTGTCTAGCGTCTATCTGCGTAGCTATTAGAGCGCTATTAGGGTATCTTAATTTATTATCTATAATTTTAGTATAAGAACTAAAATATAGATCATTCGATACTTTTGTAGAAGTAGCGTCATCGCTAGTCCTTTCTACTTTGATAGCTATAGTAGTAAAATCTGTCCAAGGAATATCTATTCTATAGGCTCTTTCATATTTTGATGATGTCTTTCCTGTAAAAGTGTCTGTTACGTACGGAGTACCCCAGGCTCCATTATTATCCTTTTCTAACCAAATTTTAAACGATACTTCAGAACCGTGTAAGTCTCCCTGATCATTATCTGCATCTAAAAGAGCTGGTGAATGTAGTATAACTCTTATTGCATCTACTGTATTAGATGTAAATGTCTTGATTACGGCTCCGGGCGCGTCTTTAGTTACTATAATACCAACGGCTACTCCCGTTTCTGTTCCTGCAAACCCTGGTATATAAGTCTGAGAATTGGTGCCTTCTCTAGTAATGTAAGATACATTGTCAAAGTTACTGCCCCCAGCAGAGTCTTGTAACGGAGTCTCATTTATGTAAATAGACTTTTCAGCATTTAATAACCCTACTATTTCACCTTCGGACAGCAAATCAATAATTCTAGCTTTAGAATCCGAAAATAACGTATCATCATCTTCTTTAGGTGCACCACCGCCGCCTTTTCCGCCGCCGGCGCCTCTAATCCAATCTTTATTACTCATGGTTGATAATCCTCTGGTGAAACTCCTGAACTTATAACAGTTCCCCCTATTAATAATTGCCCGTAAGCTACTGGAATAGCATAACCTTGTCTAGCTGTATTAGCTGCTCCATCGAACCCATAGTTTGTAGGCTTATCAGCTGTATCTGGGAGTTCAGGAGTGGGAGCTAGCATAGAAGCTATTCCACCTAGTAATAAGGCTCCTCCGAACTTTATTGCCATTGCGCCTACAGGACTAGCCATAGCCAATGACAACCCTTGTCCAAAAGTCATAGGTATCGCGCCAAGACCACCCGCTGCTGCTAAAGAAGCATTCATAGCCATTTGATAGTAAAGTCCTACACCACCAATAATAGCAATCCCTAAAAGAACCATGCCTAGGCCTTTATTTTTTGCTCCAAGTATTACAGGTATTATTTTAATTTCTTGACGCCCTGAAGGGTGTCCTAGCTCAGAATAGTCATTAATATAAGACTTTCCTACTATTACTTTATAGCCAACACCTCGTTCTTCTGAAGAAGCTACGAATTGTCTAAATCCTACATTATTAACATCAAGTGCTCTAAAAGCTTCACCGGGCGAGTTTACATCTAAGGACCAGTCCTTACCGTACTTCTCTGCTAGTTCCCCATATAGTTTTACTTTCTTTAACATAATGATTTGTGCCTTAAATGGTGCGTGGTATGCTTTCTCCAATATCCCCCATAAAGCTCTCTATTGGATAGTCTACCGTGTACGTGGTGTAAAATTCTATCGTTTCCGATGAAAACTGCGGCATGGTTTGGTACAGGTGAAACTAATTTTATTAAAAAGACATCATATTTTTTAATATCATTTTCATCAAGTATCTTAACAAAACCTTGCTCTTCATAGTTTTCTAAATATCGATTCTCACCTTTATCCCACCAGCCGTCTTGACCACTGAAACATTCAAAATCGATATTTAGCTCTTTTTTGTAATAATCT